ATCCCCCATATGCAAGTTTAGGGTCGCGTTAGTCTGCATGGCATCCCCCATATGCAAGTTTAGGGTCGCGTTCAAATTGCATGGCATCCCCCACTGTTAGGGTGGCGCTCCGCGCGTTAGTAGTAACCTGGGGCTCATATCGACATGCTAACGGCTAACAGGAGCTCCGCTCCTGGCTGTTCTGATTGGTTCCCCTGTGTAAACACTGCGAAATGTCAGCTGCCGTTCCCAGCTACCGCATTACACCTACAATGGCTGCTGCCGCTACGGCAGCTCCGCGCCCAGCGTCACGCCGTGGGGGCTCCCGCGCTCCCTCCGTCCTCCGCCAGGGCAAGTACTTTTGCTGGACGCTGCCCAACCCGCTCATTAGCGAGATTGTACAGCTGAAGAAGATGGGACGGGATGACAATTCATGCCGCTACATCGCCTGGACGCTGGAGGACCACGGCCCGGAGCCTCTCGAGCACCGCCAGCTAGTCCCGCGCCGCGGCTGGACGCCGCACCTGCAGGGCGTGATCGAGTTCGACGCGAACGTCCGCCCGGGCTGGCTGAAGCGGCATGTTTCATCCCGTGCCCACTTCGAGAACACCCACCACCGAGTCAAGGCGCGCAGCTACTGCGACCCGGACTCCAAGGACTACGTCGAGCGCAAGGGCGGGCCCGGCATGTGCGGCATCAAGTGCCCCTTCATCGAGTTCGGCACGCCGCCCGTCGAGGACAAGTCGGGCAAGCGCACCGACCTGGACGCCATCCGCGGCATCGTGGACGGCGGCGGCTCCGCCCTGGACTGCTTCGAGGCGCAGTTCGCCACCATGGTCCGCTGCCACAAGGGCATCAACATGTACTCGCTCCTGAAGCGCGGCGGCGCCGAGTGCCCCGAGAAGACCATCATCTGGATCTGGGGCCCCACGGGCTGCGGCAAGTCCGAGCTCGCCGCGGAGCTCGCCTCCGCCTACAAGGGCACGTTCTGGAAGCAGACCGGCACCAAGTGGTTCTGCGGCCTGGACAGCGACGAGGCCTGCATCTTCGACGACTACCGCGTCTCCAAGGCCCTGCCGTTTAGCTTCCTGCTGCGCCTCACCGACCGCTACCCGATGCAGGTCGAGACCAAGGGAGGGACCGTCCCCTGGAACCCGAAGATCATCATCTTCACCGCGCCCGAGCCCCCGCGCGAGCTCTTCGACGAGGCGAGCGTCGGGGACATTGGCCAGCTTGTGCGTCGGATCACTCTGGTCAAGCACCTCACGGTGCACCCGCAGCGCGTGCGCAACGAAGCGGCCGCCGCCGCGCGCAAGCAGAACGCCAACCGCCGCGTCTCCGACGCGCTCGCGGCGCTCGAGCTCAAGGCTAACGGAGGCGGAGCCGCCGCCCCCGCCGCCGTCATGGCGACCCCCTCGCCGGGCCCCCCGGGGATCCGCCGCGTCTCCTTCGCGGCGCTCTCGCGCCCCCCGCCCCCGGTGCTCGACAGCCAGCCTCGCAACGGCTCGGTCGCGCGCGGGTTCGTCCTCCCCGACGTCAACGCGGAGCTGTACTGCTCCGAGGACGAGGAATCGGACGGGTTCTACGACGAGTCCATGCGCCACACGCGCCAGCCGTCACACTCGGACGACGACGACTCCGATGTGGCTGAGGCTGCCTTCGGCAGCCGGGCCCAGGTGATTCCGGACGACGAGTGGCACGAGTCGGACGACGACGCAATCTGAGGAGGCGTTTAAAGGTGTGTGGGGCCGCAGGCCCTAGTATTACCACACACCTCAATACCAATACCAGCAAAATTTCGCAAAACTTGCTCCCATTGGTATACTACTGTGTAGCAACCTTTATACCATAAAAGAACTTGTTCTTCTGGTGTTCTACACAATGGCAAGGAACATGGGACGCCAAGGACCTTACCGCCGTTGGCCATTCAAAAAGCTGGGTTCACGCGGCGCCGGGAGCCACTATCAGAAGAGTCTCGCCTACGGGCGCCGCCTCCGCGCCAACGCCAAGCGCCGCCGTCGCAATGGTCCGCAGAGACCTCTCCGCCTCTCTGCAACTACCTTCCCACGCTCTGCCGTGGTCAAGCACAAGTACTGTTGCCGGGGGTTCCTCGCCCCTACGGCGACGGCGGGAACGAAGACTGTTCTCTTCCGCGCCAACTCGTTGTTCGACCCCGAGTATGCTACCGGCGCGACACAGCACCAGCCCCTCCTCTTCGACCAGATGGCCGCTCTGTATGATCACTACTCCGTCACGAGTGCCACGATCAGCATCACCTTCTGGTCTGCCGCGGTCAACAGCACCGCCACGATGGACGACTTCGCCGTCTCGCTCCAGCTGAAGGACGATCCGACGTCCCCCATGTCGGCCTACACCGTCCGCGAGCAGCCCAATGTGGCGACCACGACCCTCATTGCTCCGCAGCGCAAGCACACCTTGAAGAAACACTTCAGCGCCAAGAAGTTCTTCGGCAAGACCGTGGTCGTAGGCGAGTCCGAGTTCGTTGGCTCCGTTGCTAGCAACCCGACCGAGCTGGCCTACTTCATCCTCTCTTGCACGGACATGGGCGCCGTCCACGACGGAGAATCCGACAATTCATACGCAATTAATTATGAGGTTACCCTCATCCAAACGGCCACGTGGACGGAGCGCAAACCCATCGAAACTTCCTAAGCGAATGTTAGGTTACGCTGGGTGCAAGTCCCCCCCTAAGCACGGAGAAAACTGGCGTGCAATTTTGAGAATTTTCTTAGTGCACTAAGAACCTGTTCCACGCTATGACGTGCCCCGCCTGGCTCATCACCTCCGTTCGTGCCTGTTGGACCCGATGCACATGCACCAATGACGAGGCTGAGGCCGCCCAGCCGAACCAGTCGGTGACAACAGTGACCGTGTCGATGTGCCCATGCACATGCACAATTGCAACACCTGTGTCACCTCTGCCTGGCCCACCCACGCTCACGCGAACTCCCTCGCCTACAAGCATCACATGGAACCCGGATGAGAAAGAATCCTAATCCCCCATATGCAAGTTTAGGGTCGCGTTAGTCTGCATGGCATCCCCCATATGCAAGTTTAGGGTCGCGTTCAAATTGCATGGCATCCCC